GTACCCAAAGATAGTACAGAACCATTAGAAGCAAGGCGAACAACACGCAAGCCGTTAATTGTGGTGTCTGTCACTGCCGCAAGGAGTATGCGTAGGTCTTGAGCAAGGTTTCTTGCGGTTGGGTAATCATCACGAGTAGCACGAACTACTACTTGAATAGATGGTTTATCTACTTCGAACGCTGCTGACCCAAATGTAGCCATAGGAGCAAAACCTTGATATTCATAAACCGCTACGCATAGATCGGGTGTATCAAGCATTTTTCCTAGAAACAAGTTTGTGCCGATAGTCAAGGTTGCGCTGTTGGAATCGATATAACTACCAACTGCTTCTAATACCGTTGCCGTTGTTGGCATTATGTCAACCTCCTAAGCGCATTTTCAACACTAGAGAGCAAACGACCTGCTAGACCGTTTGATCGTCTTTTAATCGGATCTTCTAGGTACTTGGCTTTAGTTCCACCCTTGTGCCTAGCGTTCATATCTTCATGGACGATTAAAGCATAGGAGGCTGCTACACCACCGTATCCGAGAGTGATTTCTAGGGTATCTCCAAAAGAGTTTACTTGGATTCCATAGGCTTGACCTGAGTTTCTTAGATGTCCTTTATCAACTGGCACTTCTCGTTGAGATTCGGCGAAAGCAATTTGAGCCTCAACATACAAACTTTGGCGCAAGGCTTGACGCGCACCCGCTCCTCCTTTTTGGAGAACATTGATTAACTTTTCAATGTTTTCAATTTCAATTGCCTCAGCCATTATGCCCGACCAAACTTAACAACAGTGTGGTGGACGGCTGGAGTTCCATTCGCTGAATAAGTAGTTTTATCAACTGCCAAAACGATTGGTTCTCTACCTCCAGGCAATACGAGGCGACTTCCAATTTCGATCGCTGCGTCTGACATTATGTAAAGAGTTCCACCCTCAACAATTTGAGTGCCTTCATTATCGCGAGTTCGACGAGTTTCTGATACAACACGGGCACTAAAGGTGGCGGATGTTCCCGAGGTAGATCGCTTGCCATAATTGTCAAGAGTTGAAGGCGCGTACACGGTAATCGTGTCGGTCATGTCATCTGCCCAGTGACTAGGCTGTCCTGCTATGTAAGCCATTTAACGCCTCCTTAGATTGTGTTATCCATCAATCCTGTAGAGAAGTCGGACTTGTAGGTTTGAACTGTCTTTTCGCCTGTAGAAACAATGGATTGGGCGTTTATCTTTGGAATTGGCACACGCAAGCGATCTCTTTGATCTTTGAGTCTTGAAGCAAGCGCACGAAACTCTTGTGCAGACGCACCATAGGATTCGGAGATTGAAAGATCCCCAATACTTCTTGAATAGTTAGTCTTATGAGCATACTGTCCTGAAATGATTTCAGCAGCAGCGATCGCAGCGTCATAAACATTTCCCCAAGTGGAAACCAAATAGGTGATTTCCGCATCGTGTAAATGAAAGTCAGTTGAATCGGTGTCTTGTACTAAAAACCGAACCTTGTCGCGATCACCTGAACTTGGGTCAACATAAGTAAATGCCATTACATTCCACCGAGCATAAATCCAGTAGTTCTTGAAAAATCTTGTGCAGTAGTCGCAGCAGTTGTAGCCGAGGCGGTTGTTTGATAAGTCTGAACTAACATGGTCGCTGAAACTGTCGCAGTATCACCTGTCGTTACAACTGTGCCGCTCACATTGGGCAGCGTGATTGTTCTATCTGCGGTTGGCTCAGTCGCGGTAAGAGTGGTCTCAAATGAATCGGCTACTGCGCCTTCAAAGACGATACTTGTGTTTACCTGTGGAGTATTGAAGTAGGTATCAATATCGGTAGCAAGATTCTGCAAATCTACTGCGATGTTTGGAGCATCAGCGTTCTGCGGATAACGGAATCCACGCGTTGTTGTTCCTGCCATTTTATACTCCTTTGTTCTTAATTACGCTAGTTTAGCAAACAGGTCTGCTACTGCGTCTGCAACAACAAACGCTCTTTCTTCATTTGTAATTGGGTCGATAGTTGTTGAATCTGAGAGATAGGTTTCAATATAGGTAACTGCACTTGCCTCATCAGCGAACTCAGCCTCGGCGCCTGATACATCTGCGCCATCTTTTGAGATACCAAGAACAACCATATTAGGTGTGTCGTTAGCGTCCTTTGCTAGATAGCCACCATCTTCTACAAAATCAGGAACAGTTCCATCTGTGTTTAATTTGTAACTAATTACTTTCTTTGCCACTTGTAATCTCCTTTGCTAGTGATTTTTTGTCTAGTGGAATAAACCCACGAAGTTCTGCGAACTTAGCCCCACAATCAGCAAACTTATCGGCGCAAGCCTCAAGCCATTTCATTGTAAGTTCATGAGTAGGTTCTTCGCCCCTTGATAACATCTCTTGCTCTGCTTGTAAGTAGGCGAACATTTCTGCTTGAGCAACCGTGCCATTGATTCCCATATCAAATAAATAGATTTGATTACCTTCGTCAATGATTCCGCCTCTAGTTCTTGCCGCACATAGGGCTTGTTTCATAGCCGTCATAATGTGATGGCGAGATTCATTTATTTCATAATCTAATTCAGTAACCTCATTTACGCCCAATTTTTCCATAATTGCTTGGTATTGAGTAGTAAAGAAACTTAACTTACGCAAAGCACCTTTAACTGAGTTTTCAGAGTTACTGAGGTGATTATTGATTTCAACAATATCTATCCAAAGAAGTTCTTTATCATAACCTTCTTCAGCCATATCGTATTCTTCAGTTTTTTTCTTTAATTCAATTTGCTTACGCTTAACTGAAATATGTGCTTCTTCAAGAGCCATACGGGTACGGTCAATTACAGCCAAGATGTGTTTCATAGAACCCATTGGGGTTAGATCGGTAACATCTAAAGTTACATTCTTATATTGAGAAGCAGACTTATAGAAATTCTCAGAATCACGACTAATAGCAGGAAGATTGGAATTGATGTGTTCTATCATTCCCTTGTATTCAGGTGTTAAGGAAAGTTCATTACTTACCTCTTGTAGTGCTATTTCCATGAATTGCCTCTCGTTTGATTTTTCTATATCCATCTTATATTCCTCCATGAGAATTTCCAACCATAGCAGTAGCGTATCTACTCTCAGCCAAGTTTCCAAAACCTGTGGCATTTCCAGTTGATGCAATAGTTACTTTTTCTATTAAATCGTTACTGCTGGCGTTTGCCCAAACAGCGGTTATTTTATCTGAAGTTCCGCAGTTTAAGTTTTTGAATTGAGCAGAAGTTAGATCGCCAAAGTCTGTTGCGTTTCCTGTGGAGGCTATGGTGATGTAATCAATAACATTTGAAGTAGATGATGCAGTTCCTCCAGCATATAAACCTCTTGTAGAAGAAGCGGCTCCTGAAAGAAAACATCTAGCAACAGTTAATGAGCCAAAACTTGTAGCATTTCCAGTAGTGGCGATAGTTATGTATCCCATTTCTGAGAAGTTATTGACTCCAACACCAGTTTCTCCACCAGCCACGACTCCTCGAGTATCAGAGGCTAAACCTGCTGAAGATTGAGCCGCTTGTGTAGAATTACCAAAGTTTGTTGAATTACCAGTAGATGCAATCGTTACATATTCGATTGTGGAATAGTTTGTGCTACTACCGTTGCTTCCGTTAGCACATATTCCTCTAGTATTATTAGATAATCCCGCTGGTCTATCTAATACCCTACTTAAATCTCCAAAGTTAATTCCATTACCTTTTGATGTGAAATCAAAGTATTCAATGTCATTAGTTGGGCTTCCGCCACCAAATAACAATCCTCTTGTGCTAGATGCAAAAGCACCTCTACCGCTATATGCTCCAATAACATCACCAAAGGTAGTTGTATAAGAGAAGTTTGTGATATTAAAACTATCTATCGTTACTGCTCCCGCACCTGATGTTGTTCTTGAACCTGAAGCACTAAACGCCTGTCCACTTGCATTTGTAAAAGTGGCTAAATCAATTCCGCCGTGAGAATCAGAACATCCAGCGTGAGCGGTTCTATGTTCAATGTTACCAAAGTTAGTGGCATTTCCAGTTGTTGCGATTGTAATAACATCCATAGTTGTAGCGCTAGTTGAACCACCAGCAAACACGCCTTTTGTTCCATTAGAAGATGCTCCAACTGCGTTTCTTGTTGTAGTTAAATCACCAAAATCGATTGCGTTTCCTGTCGCCGCTATGGTTACATAATCAAGAACATTGCTAACTGTACCTGTATATCCACCACCAAAAACGGCTCTAGTATTAGAACTTAGTGCATCTAAGTCTCCTCTACCAACGGTCATGGTACCAAAATTTGTTGCGTTACCAATAGTAGCGATATTTACAAAATCGATAGTGGTTTGTCCTGTATCTCCACCACCCCATAATGCTCTAGTGGGAGATGATGCACTTCCCGCTCCATATCTTGCACCTGTTAAATCACCAAAATCGATTGCGTTTCCTGTTGTAGCAATAGTGATGTAATCAATAACATTTGATTGACTAGCGGCATATCCACTACCAAATAAACCTCTAGTTTGAGAACCACTACCCCTAACCAATCTTCGTGATACAGATAAATCACCAAAATCAATCGCATTACCCGCTGTTGCAATAGTGACATAATCAATAACATTAGTGTGTGAGCCTGGTTGTTCTCCTCCACCAAATACACCTCTAGTAGAAGATGCAACACCCGCATGTTGATTTCGGGCGAGTGTAAGATCGCCAAAGAATGTTGCATTACCCGCTGTTGCTATATTTATTTTATAGATTGTGGCTGTTCTTGCACTACCGCTATCAGTACCACCACCAAATAATCCAACAGTAGGAACATTAAAAGCACCCCTTGCACTAGGTAAATTAAAAGACCCAGTTGTATAACTACTTACTTGTGCGCTAGGAACAAGGATTCTAATTTGTGGTAAATAGGTCATTGTAATCCTCCGTGTCCATTACTTGCCGAAGCAAAAGTCATACAGCCAGCCAATAAATCTCCAAAATCTGTGGCATTTCCAGTAGTTGCGATCGTCACATAATCAATAACATTTGTTGGGCTTGCAGGAACGCCACCTGCGTTTACTGCTCTAATGTTAGTAGAGGTTCCTGTGCCTTCATATCGAGCAAGTGTTAAGTTGCCAAAGTTTGTTGCGTTTCCCGTGGTAGCGATAGTTACATAATCAATACTAGCCCTATCACCTGCACCTAAAGAATAACCACCCATAGCCAAAGCCCTTGTGCTAGAGGAAGCAACAGAAGGAGTTACTCGGTCTGTTGTCAAAGTTCCAAAACTTGTAGAATTTCCAGTTGTTGCATATTCAAAATAAGTTATAGTGTCAGAGTAGTTACTACCACCATTGTAAGCACCGCCCATTTGTATTGCTCTTGTAGATGAACCAGCACCCTGTTTAGTAAACTCTGCTCTTGTCATAGTTCCAAAACTTGTAGCGTTACCAGTTGAAGCAATCGTTACATATTGAATGGTTCCAATATCAGTCGTGTCATAACCGCCAAAAAATATCCCTCTTGTTGCATTTGAAGAGCCTCCAAGTTGAGCATTTACGGCAAGTAAGTCACCAAAGTCAGTTGCATTACCTGTGGTTGCTGTTGTTACATAGTCAATAACATTTAGATTAGCGCCTGAAGTGTTTTTTCCACCACCGAAACAAGCACGACTTGTGCTTCCAAAACCAGCAAAAGCGTTTACTGCCGTATTTAAGTCACCGAAATCGGTTGCATTTCCTGTTGTTGCAATATCTATGTATTGTATTACATTTTGCGAATTAGCGTTGCTATTAGTAGGACTCTTACCTCCAGCAAATAAACCTCTTGTACCAACTTGTTCAAACGCACCCTTAGCAGAAGGAATGACGAAATACCCCGTCAGCATACTTGAAACTTGCGCTGACGGGTTTGCCTTTAATAGACGACTAATTAGCGACATGCGCTAACTCCTATCAGGTAGTTGCTACGCGGTTTACGAATCCTTGAACTGTCACAACATTCGTTGTTCCAGCAAATGCTCTAACAACTAAAGAGTTGCGAATCACTAGGTCAGGGCAAACAAGGGTAAGACCTGATGCTGCTGGAATTGATAACTTAATTAGATCGTCAGGGTCAGAAACTCCACCCCACTCAATAGTTAGGTTTACGGCTGAACCTGATGAGTTAAAAGCGTAGAGCGTTACAACATCACAATCTGTTGTTGAAGATGTGGCTGTGTGAATAAGAGTTCCAGCAGTTGCAGTTGCCGCAATCTTGATTCCTCGACCATGTGTTGAACCCGATAAAGGGATTCTTGATACTGTTGTTGGCATTTATTTTCTCCTTAGGCGAATACCTGTACCGCGAAGGCAAAGGCTTGGTCGTTGGCGGTTGTACCTGCTGAGGGGGTAGTCCATTCAACTATTCCTCCAGCAGACACACTTAAAGTTTGTCCTGATGTTCCTATGGCGAGTCTAGCAGGGGTGTTAGCACCTGACGCATAGATGATGTCGCCTGTTGTTGTTAATAGCGAATTAGCAATTACATTTCCTGCTAACGCAACTGTTCCTGTCGCGTCAGGGAGTGTGATCGTTCTATCAGCAGTTGGGTCTGTAACTGTAAGAGTAGTTTCAAAATCGTTAGCCGTAGCACCTTCAAGAATAATTGAAGCGTCGGTCAAAGTAAGTCCTGAAACTGCTGGACTTGTAAGTGTTTTATTGGTAAGAGTTTGTGCGCCTGTGAGGGTTACTGTTGAAGCACCTGCGCCAGCAGCACCATTGAGGGTAATTGCCATTATGCGATCTCCGATCCGAAGGCTTGGAATACACCATTTGTGTCTGAGGCATACACTGAAATAACATCTGTAGCGTCTAAAGTTATACCAAGAGTGTAGGCAGTTGTTGAGTTTGCTGCCAAAGTTGCGTCATAAACCAAGTATTGTGAGTTCGCGATAGACGCACCATTAGGGCGAATCGCAATTCTGTATGTAATAGCCGAGGCTGAAAGGTTCGCTACGCTGATTGTCGATACAACTGCTTCTGTCGCAGAGGGTACAGTGTAAAGGGTGGTAAGAGTGGTAGCAGCAGGGTTTGACTGCCCTAACACTTTGTAGGTTGTTGCCATTATTTATCCTCCGATAAGTAGCAGTGGGTTAAGTCTAGCCGATAAAGCGTTTGAAGCGGTTGACGCAGAGGCTTGTGCCGAAACACGCGCCGCATCTGCTTGTGCTACTTCTGCTGCTAGATCCGAACCTGATACTGGATACGGTCCTGAGTTTAGCAGAGTATAAGTAGCAAAGGCAGCGTTGACTTCCGTATAACTTGCGTAAGAATGTGGAATATAGCCATAAGTCCCCGACAAAGGGAACTCGTTGGTCGATTGGTTAACAAGAGCATCAAGCGAAGCAATATCTGTTTCCAGTTGAGCGAATGGCACTTCGGTCACTAATCCGACATAAGTGGTACTTAAACTTGGAGCAGGGGAGATATCTGCCAGATTGAGAGTTCCTGAACTAGCAACAGGCAAGGTGATCGTATAAGTCCTACCATTAGGGAAGGCTTCTTCTACTGTGTATTCGAAGGTTGGAATAAGATCCGTGTCATTGGTAGCAGGTAGGCTTGTAGAGAATGATCCATTGGTATCTAGGGTTACAAATACCGTTGAGGGCGCGACCATCTGATTAGCAAGGGAGTTTCTTAACATATCGGACAAAGTGAATTGGATTTGTCCCGCTATCGGATTCCCTAGAAAATCAACATAGTTTCCCGCAACAGGGATCTGGGTTACTGAAGCATCAATAGCCATTATCCACCGCCTAACAAAATACCAAAATGAGTTTGTTTTTCAGAGTTTTGCGTTGAGGTGGAAGCGGTTAAAGCAGCGTTCTTGTCGGAAATAATCGCTTCGACATCATCATCAATAGTATTAAGAGAGTTTTCCAACACTGTCATTAAAGCAGCAGCAGTGGTATGACGAGCAATAGGTACATATGGTTCAGCCATTTATAGTCCCATCGTAACAAAAGGATGAGGTGCTTTACTTGCGCCTGTAGCAGAACTTGACGCAGTTGAGGCATAAGTTTCGGCTAAAGTAACAGTTGAAGCAATATCATCGATTTGATTATAGTTGGCTAAAGCAGCGACTCGACGAGCCTCCAAGATATTGTATTGAGATTGAGTAACATAACTTGCTGCTTCTTCATTACTTACTGCGGGAGCGAGATCCGCAATATCTTGACTCGCAGCACCACCTCCAGGGATAGTGATAAAGAATGTTCTGCCGCCTGAGAAGATTTCTTCTACTTCATAA